TTTGAAGTTGAGACGATAACGCGCCTAATGTATTAGCTGCATTTGCTGAGTAATTTGACCCCATACCACCCAATGATTGCGCTGCTTGTTGGCCGCCTTGAGACAATGAAGCTAAACGGTTGTAATAATTAGCATATTCTTGGGCTGCACGATCATATTCTTTGTCATATTGCTGACTTGCTAAGCCTTGACCATACTCATTTAAAGCCTTTAATTGTGCACCGCCCAAATGACGACCACGCGACGCAGCACTACGCTCTAAAGCTTGCATACCTTGCTTTTGTAAAAATTGGTATTGTGGATTATTGACATTGAATTGACCACCACCTAAGCCGCGACCTTTTAAATACGACTGAAAGTTATCACCGCCAAGCGTTAAATCAGCTAACTTGCCTATAGCTTGTTGGCCTTGTTGTAAATACGGTGATTGATCTTTTTGTTGTTGTTCCCAAATCTGGCGCATTAGTTCAAGCTGTTTGTCGGTTGACTCTTTAGCTACTTGACTAGCTTGTCCAGCCGCCTCTTCTTGTGCTTTAGCTGCTTTTTTTGAGGCGTTATAATTTAAGCCCGCACTTAGTATCTCTAAACCCATTTTAACCCCCAAGCCGATATACAACTACATTGGCGTATTCATCATAAACCTTAAAGCCGCATCGTTCAACAAATTCACGGCCTATTTCATTGCCTTTGATTATACCCGTAAACAATTCGCCATATTGCGTTAATTTATCTACAAATATCATCTTATAAAGCCGTTTAGTTAGCCACCGCTTTTCAAACTTTGGCAACACACAAACATGGACATGATTGCCGTTTAAAAATATAGCCCCTGCAACTTCACCACCAACATTAATCGGGATTAATTCCCAATTCTTCATTAACTCGCTGAACATCTCAAACGTAACAAACGTATCAAAACGATCTTTGCAAGAGAGATATGCAGCGAATAAGTGGGACATTAGTTCACCGACTCAACAATAACAGATAGATATGTGGCCGTAATATTTGTCGCTGCTGTTTCATTGCTTACAAAAACTTCAATATAATCATTAGTTGATAAGCTAATAATCATTTGACACGCATTGTTATCTGCCCGACCTGTTCCGCCTGTTGTCCCCATGTTTGTGCTAGTTGTTTGTACTGTGCCGTTTTTAGCTATGTACATGCCAAGCTCTTGCCCATTACCAGCCTCTAATGATGCAGTAACCTGCACCAAAAAATCCCTAGTTATTGCCCCGTTATAAGTTAAACGGTTATTTGTTGGCATTGTAAATTTCTGACTAATAGCCTGCAGTGTTGTTGTTCCTGATATTTTGACTCGTGTGCCTGTTGCCGCAATTGTGGTGGCTGTAGTGTTGGCTTGCATGGTCATAAACGCAATAGATGCACTATTACTTATATTTTTATTAGACACAAACAACGACTTATTGTCATTGTGTTGAACACCTGCAATATATGTCCCTCCACCGCTAAAATTGACAGTGTCAAGAATATAGCCATCAACAGGGATGGATGCGCTTGTGCTGACGTTTAAACTTGTCTCCCCTGCTAAAGCAACAAATGATGAGTATATAATCCTGAAACGTCGAGACACTGTTAGTGAGCTTGGCAAAATAATACCAGTACTTGTTGCCGATGTATCAAAAAGACATTGTGTAAATCCAATAGTCCCAATTGTCCCATCAAAAGTTAAATTTCCGCTATTCAAAAAAGCAGAGTCTGCCATAATGAAATTAGTGTAGCTTTTGATTGTTCCAATCGTCGCACAATCTGTAAAATTAACACCGAACCAATCTAAAGCCTGATTTGCATTTGCACTTGCATCTAAATTTAACGCTATTGACGCCTCAATTGTAATATGTCGAAGTGGCATTGACCACGCACTACTAATTAATGCACTACCAATCAAACCTGTTGATTTAATACGGCAGTTCTCAGAGCTTGTGCCTAATATCGTTGTGTTTTGACCGCAAACCAAACGACTACCAAGCAAATCAATAACAGTTACAAACAAGTAAGTATAATTATCAGCAAGCGTAATAACGCCAGAAACAGGAGTAGGCAAATCGGAAAGGCTATCGACAATTATATAATTTGTGCTTGTAGATTTTTCTAAAACATCGTTAATTGTGTCTATGTCATTACTTAATCCGTTTATATCGTTATTTATTAAAGCAATGTCGTTTTGTATATCAGACACGGTTAATTCTAGTGCATCAACATCATTTTTTACGGTTGTTAACTCGCTTGATGTTGTTGTTGTCCCGCCAATACCTTGCCATAACTGATAAAGCCAAGTCTTTAACGCTCGGCTATCAGATATATTAAGATTTGCAGGAGATGGAATCTTAGCCATTTAACTGTTCCACCTCGATATAGCCACCATTTAAAACAGTTTTTACAGGTGCAGAACCAAACACCTTATAAACCCTATCGCGTGATTGACCAAGTCTAGCCCACATTGTACGGTTTTTACGTTGACCAATTACGCCCATGCTGCATTCACGCGGAGTTATAAATGTATGCCCCCCATCGTCTGAATAGGTTAGATAACAAAGTGGGTCATCCCCCGATTCTAAACCGACACCACGTTCAAAATTTAGTACCACTTCTTTGTGCCGTAATCGTTTGTAATCAGCGATGATATGTTGCCCTGTGCGATACCATGCAATCGGTTGGCCACCATCTAGATGCGTATTCTCGTCATATTCATAGATTGCGCCCGACTCAAAATCACCGATTAAATGCCGATTAAAAGCAAAAGCATAGCAACTAGCACGATCACGTCCTTTTTGATACGTCTCTCGAATATGCCAAGCCAAATCAGGGTCAGCAATAGACGCATCATAAACTAATGTTTTGCCCTCACTAGGAAACGTCAACACATAAAAAGAATGTCCGCTTTTTTGGTAAGTAAACGCAAAAGCATCGTCTATCACATTAAACGAATTGATTAAATGCTCAATGCCGCGATTGCTGATAATTTGTGGGACGTATTGATTAAGTTTATATACTAAGCCCGTGCCGTGACTAGAACGCCCTAAAAAGAATACCGTGTTATCTAGTTTGGCAACAGATAAAGCAGCCGCGCAGCCCACCTCCATGTCAGCCCCCTCACGACGCGACAAAGGAAATGTTGCATCACCACTATTGAACCAAACTGTAGAAACACGCTCACCAAATAAAATCAATTCCCGATGGTCGACAATATGAGTGACCAAATTATCAGGGTCAGCCGCGTCAACTTCAAAATCCAGCGCGTCAAAACTATTAAAATCCTCAAGCCCTGTAATATAGAATTGCTGGCTGTTTGGCTTAACCAAAACGCCATAGCCGTCTAAATAATCAACACGAGGCGAGCCATAAAAAGCAGGATTAGTGATTGTTGTTAAAGTGCCTGTATCGGCATTTAAAACATAGCCGTTAATAGTACTAACAATTAAAATCTCAGCGGCGTTATTAACTGTCATCGTTGTTGTTTGATTGCAATTCACAAAGCCTAAATTTGTATATGTTCCATCACTTAGCACTTTATAAACATAACTACCTGCAACAACAAACAGATTGTTTTTGTACTCAGTCATTGCATAAACAGGCGAAGTTGGCAAATTAACAAACTCTTTTTTGCCATCGACACGAATCAAACTAATATTTGTATCTGTTTCGCTGCTGTCTAACTCAAGAAACATGTTTACCGTCTCTTGTGCGTTTTGGTTTTTGCTAAACCCTTTTTTCTGGCCACCAAAAAACGGTATTTTCATTTAAAAGCCTCCACCCATGATGAATGAACGGCCTGTGCTAAGATTGTCGCCACATAACAAGGGGTCAAAATTAGCTTTTGGAATTGTCACCATTGAACGCATAACAATATCTTTAGATTCACGCGCTAAGGCTGCAATCTCAGGCGATACAGTTACACCGTACTCAGGTGCAATCTCAACCGCTAAATTGTACTTTAATGCACGAATCCACTCAGGCGGATAAATATTAGTTAAATTAGTATCAGTATCTAAATCGGTTTTTGGTGTGATCGCGTTAATCGTCAAAGTGCCACTTGCAGCAGTGGGATATAGATAAATTGTACTTAACGGATAATCACGCTTTAAAACAATAAATTCAGGGATAGCACCGATATTTTTTAGGCCGATTGCTTCGTAATCAACAAAATCCATGACTGACAAATTGTAGTCTAAGCCACCTAATGTATATTTTGCGGTATAGATTTCAGTCGGGTTGGTCGTGTTAATATCGCCACCACTACCGATTGTATAAGATGTCGCACCCGTTAAAGTATGCGTAATTGTTTGAGTGTTTTTAGATAAGAAACGAGACGCGCCCCATGAACTTAAAAGCAAATTTAACGCCTCTAAAGCGTCCATCGTTTCGTCGCTTGCAGGAGTTTCGCTTGAGCTAATCGCACCGATTAACCTTAGCGATGAACGGATTAAATCGGTTGTGACCATGTGCCACCTTTAAAATAATGCTCATCCTTGAGCAACGAGAGGTTATTAGTTGGTAATACGAACCGCCCACTCAGGACGTAACAAACCATAGCCAGCCAATATATCAAAGCGGCAAATACGACGGTTATTTGTGATGTCATAACCACGAACAAATCGCAATGATACACCGTCATACATGGCTTTTTCTGCCATATCCATACCGTTAGGTACTTCCATATCAGCAGTTACAAGAGTAAACGCATCACGATGGAATAAAATGTTTTGTGTGTAATCTGTTGATGCTGTACCTGTTAAAACAGTGATTGCAGCATTATCAGCAGGTCGAGCTGTTACGTTCTGATACGCACCACCAGCGATAATTGCAGGATAAATCACAGCAGTTAAGTTGCCCGAACCATCCGAAGCCGCGTCAGCAGTTACAACAAATTGACGCAATGCACCAGTGCTTTGTTTTGTTTCAGGGTTAACAGCATAAACGCCTGCAATCGTGAACACATCACCACGTTTTAAACGGTTAGCAGCAGCAGCAGTCCAACCATCAGTAATCAAAGAAGTGCTTGACCCGTATGGGTTATCTGTAGAGCCTGAGTTAATTAAACCTTGGTTAGCACCGTTAACCAATGGTGTACCGCCTAAACCGCCTACCGTGTGAGTTGGCAAGTTTTGGCTCATAATGAAGTCAACACCCAAATTAGTCGCCATCATACCAGATTTTAACTGACGGCCTAAAGTGGCTTGATCGTTAAACAATCCGCTCATACCGCCAACTAATTTGCTGTTGGCT